CCGCAGCAGCTAATGATCTTGGATCAGGTAAGAAAGTATTTGGGGATTAAATGAGTCATCAAGCGCAGTTAGACTTTGTGGCTGGCTTGCGTCATAAGTTTCCTGAATACTTCATTCGAAAGAGCGTTCTAGAAATAGGCAGTCTTAATATCAACGGTTCAATCAGACCATTCTTTGAGCAATGCACCTATGTTGGGGTTGATCTTGGCGAGGGAGCCGACGTTGATGTGGTGGCTAGAGGGGAAGACCTCACCTATCAAAATGATAGCTTTGACGTTGTTGCAAGCTGTGAATGTTTTGAGCATAACCCTGAATGGGTGGCGACGCTAAAAAACATGATCAGGATGGCGTCAGGTTTGGTATTCTTTAGCTGTGCTACCACTGGACGCAAGGAACACGGTACACGCAGGACTAGCCCACAAGATGCGCCATTCTGCGGTGACTACTACCGCAACTTGACTGAGGATGATGTGCGGCAGGAAATAGACTTGTCAGCGTTCAAAGTCTATGAATTTATAAGTAATGATACGGTTCACGACTTATACTTTTGGGGGATCAAATGAAAGAAGGACTCTATAGCAATATTCATGCTAAACGCGCAAGAATCAAAGCGGGAAGCGGTGAGCGCATGAGAAAGCCCGGAAGTAAGGGTGCGCCCACCGATGCTGCATTCCGCAAGTCTGCCAAGACTGCACGCAAGACGAAACGCTAATCGCTGCTGGCCTAGTCTTCCCTCTAGGCTTTCACCCCGCCTTCCTCTGGCGGGGTTTTTTTCACTCAGCACCCATCAAGCCGCCTTCAAACAGGTACGTTCCCATGTGACCCATTTGGCACCAAGGCGCTGCATAAATCTTGCCGCCAATCTTGCGCCACTGGTGACAGAAGAAGTAATCCTCTGACAACAAGCGTTTGCTCTTTGGATCAATGGGATCAAGGAAGAAAGCGTAGATTTCCTGACCTGCCAAGTGCGTCATGTCGCTAACGTAAGTGTCTGTGTGAGGCTTCAATTGCTCAAAGACATCACGCTTGACCAGCATAAAGCCTGTGCCAAGGGCTGAAACTTCACACGGCTGATCTACTGGCACCGTAATAGAAGACTCGCCTTCTAGCAGATTGACCACAAAGCTGCCGGTATGGTTTTGCAAGTTCTCTTTGCCATCCAGTACCGCTTGCTTAACCAATTGCCAATTAATTTCCTTCTTTGGATAGATTCCACCTATGACATCAACATCGGCCTCAAGCATTTTGACTGCATCCTCTGCCCGAAACTTGATGTCAGCGTCAATCCAGAATAGGTAATCAGCATCCCCTTGCAGGAATTGATGCGCCATGTTGCAACGTGCGCGAGTAATCAGGCTTTCATTAAACATAAAGGCGCAAGAAGTCTTGTAACCCTTGGCACCTAAGACATTGATCAGATTAATCAACGACTGAACAAATACACCTGTGCATTGCCCACCATACATAGGTGTTGCAATAAAGATATGTTTCTGCTTTTCCATGTAATCTCCGTAAAGGTGGGGCGTGCCACAGTGACGCTGCGCCCCGCAACGCTCCTAACTACCTTCAGGCGAAGGTTCATCCTGTGGCTGATGGGGGGTTAATTCGTTACCTAACAGAGTCAGCAAGTCGGAAAGTCGGAGCATGGCTAAAGACTTATTGCCATCCTCACGCATGATCACAAGGGGTATTTGACCTATCTCGCAAGCCTTCTCTGCTTGCTCCATAAAATCATACACTGCAATCTTGCGTCTGCGTTTGCATTCAATGAGATATTTGCCAAGGATTAAGTCACCTTCATCCGACACCTGATACTGCTTCAGGTTCCGTCGAATGCGTATGCCTAGCTGATCAAATATCGCATTGGCGACTTCACGTTCATAGCTTGCGCCACGCTGCCTGTTAAGTTTGCTCATGGTGGGGGTGGGGTACTCGCTGCACTGGCTCTATCCTTGACGACGTTAATCATCAAACCAGAATCCGCTTTCCCCGAAAAGAGTTAATAACAGTTTGTCGTGCAGCTGGAACCGTAACAGCACGTTGTACAACTTACGCACCTACCCTGATCACAGTAGGTATTGTAAGTGCAGCTTGCCCAAACCAGTGGTGCGGTAATCGCTAACCATAACGCAAATAGGTATTTCATGTGACCTCCATCAGAAAGGCAAATCAGAATCATCTTTCCGCTTGCTAGGGAAAGGGTTGACATTGCCGGGGCCGGTACTTTCAGGTGGCACCCAAGTATCTTCTTTGATTGAAATGAGCGCACCCCCTTTCGTGTCCTTAGTCCATGCTGCCAGCTTGATTGTGTCACCCGGAGCGTAGTGTTCAGATACCTTCAGTTCACCACGCCAGTCAGGACTACTCGGCGACTTCTTGTTGCGGTTGCTCAGTAGTACCCCTGTACCCATCTTGCGTTCAATGTCTGGTCGATCCATGTTGCTTCTCCTTAACTAATGAATAACGTGCGATTTCTTTCTTTCCAACACGCACCGTTTGCGTCACGATGGTGTGTCCATCTTTCCTAAGTTCTTCAATGCGTGCCGCCAGCCGTAGCACGCCGTACAGTCTTAGGCTATCAAGGGCTGTAATGCCATCACCTTGCTGCAAATGATCTAGGATCATGGCTGATTGCCCCTTGCCGCTGGCTGGCTTCAACCCTTTTTTATCTGCTGATCGCAAGCCTCCTTTGCCTCTTTAACCCCTCGCGTCCATACCTCGAACAACACTGGCTTATCAGCTTCGATCATGCCAAGCACAAAGTCATTCGCACCTTCTAATGCAGTGATCTTTGCCAGCTTCTCAGCAGCGTTCAGTTTGGCGCTTGCCATAATGCTATTGACCATATCCAAGTAGCCGTTGACAAACTCATCGTCGTTGGCATGATAGGCATAGGCTTCGGTCTTACCCGGCACCATGAAAGCCACGCCTGTTGTCAACTTTGGTGGTGGTGCAGGTACTTCGATGGGTGCAACTGCTTGCGGAACAATCAGAGGCTCTTTACGCGCTTCTGGGATGGTTTCAACTTCAGTTTCATCAAGCATTCCGAGTCCACAATGCGCAAGAACCGACCTGCGTATTGCTTTCGTAGTTGCCTTAAGGATGGCATTAGCCAATCTCTCGCCGACAAGGGTTGAGACATCCACTGCGCCTTGATTTTCTGAAACTCTTCCGTCAGCGCCCGTGCATCGGACGGAGACAATGTAAATTCCATCCACACGTTCCCGATGCGTAATCTGAGTGGATAGCTTGTGGAGCGCACATAGCTGTTGAGTAGCTCCTGCGTTCGCGTAAAGGATTTGTTTTCCATTGAGTGTTAGCAAGTCAAAAGGTTTAGCGGCTGGATCAAGACCAACTTGGCGGCAGCGGTACAGGTAGTAGTCCTGCTTCTGCTGTTCGTTCAGTCCTGATAAGTCACCACGCAACACAATGGATGATTGGATAGCAGGATCAAGTGCGACGATTGCCGACTCTCCTGCCATGTTGACTACGTTACTCATTTTTGCCTCCGTTTCATCATTGCATCTGCAAACTTATATGAACAAAAGACAACGAATTCATGCCATTCGTCCTGACCAAAATTTGCTTCTTTTACTTGCTCATGCACTTCATCGTCAAGGATCAGTGATTGCATGGCTTTCGCTGCAAAGTAATCGCGCACTGACAACCCTTCACACTCTTCATGACTGCCATCTGGCAACATTCTTTCTTGTGGAAACGCTGGTTCGTTATTCATTTTTATCTCCTATTTCAAAAGGAAACGGCGGGAACCCGGTTGCTCAGTAACAAACTTTTCATACATCTCTGGCATGGCATTGCGGAACAAGTCTTTAGAAAAGGATTTTGTAGGCTTGCTGGCCTTCCAAGTGGCTAGGATTCGACCGTCATAGGTAGCTAGTTGGCTGGCTTCCATCATGTAGCCTTGCACTTTGGCAGCTAGGGCATCTTCTTGCGCTTCTAATACTTTGCGCTGTTCTTTGACGATCTTCAGCATCTCGCAAATGTTTTCCAATTCCTGATTGGCTAACAGGCTGTTGCCGTTATCTTGCTTGTACACAATCTTGGCAGCATCGCCCATTGTTTCAGGGTCAAAGTTTCTAGCCTTAATCCTGCCCCAAAACTGTGCCATCTCTCTGGCGTGTAAATCCCATTGCTCTTCTGAGAAATGCTGCGGGTAGTGGCAGATTTCCTGACCGCCAAAGCAGACAACCAGCACCACGTTAGGGATGCGGTGGACTAAGGATTCATGCAAGCATTGCACACGGTAGCCTGTGTCAATGTCAGTTGTACCATCATCGCCATACTTCTTACGCTGATGGATACCTAGATTCTTGACCTCATAGAGTGTCTGCCCATCCTCTGAAATGTAATCAAAGTGTGAGGCAAGAAAGGTATGTTGCGGGTGGTATAGAGCGTAGTCAGCATCTTTGAAATTGATGCGTTGTCTGCGTGCAAACTCGCGCATGATGGGTTCCTGCATTACCAAACCCATTTGCACGGCTTCGACGTTAGATAGGTCATCTAACGGTTTAACGCCAATCTTTTCGGCATATACCTCACCGGCTCTACCTTCAACAAACCGGCGTGCATCGTTAGACCACAATGCGTTATTACGCACTTCGGGTGAAAAGTCACTCATGTTTAGCCCCAGTTAGTTTTCGTCCTGATCCCACAATAAGACGGATAGCATCAGGCCGACAATTGCTATCAGTCCACCGGCACCCACTAATGCAGCGCCGATAAAAGTTATTAGTTGGAAAGTAGTCAAGCGTTTCTCTCCCTCAGCTTGGCTTCTATGGCGCGAACAGTTTCAGACCATCCCGGTGGGAGCCTGACTGCGCCGGGCAACAGCGACATAATCTCCTCATCCGTCAGCCCCTGCCATTCGCGCTGTGCTGGGGCGGTGACAGTCAAGATTCCGTCTTGTTTCGCTCCGCACTTTGTGCATTCAACTTCCATCAGGTACTTGTCTGCCACCGGCTCCGGTTCAGGCTGCGC